CCGCGCGCTGGAACGTGCCATTCCTGACTGGGAAGCGTCTTGTAAACCTGGATGTTCTAGTAAAGCGGGGTGTGTTACGGAACTGGGAACGAACTGGTCGCCTTGTCCTAGCGAATCCGCGACCGACTCTATTCCAGCTGCTATTTCGGGAAATCCAGCGGCCGTTAGACCTGTTTCGATTCCTGTTAAACGAGCGCGTTTCGCTGCTGATGAATCCGTTCCGTACGGATTCCACGTACGGCCTGTTCCAAACAAGGGCATTCCAGGAATGCAATGTAGATCCCCTATTTATATAGTTCCCGAACTGCGCAGCACTCAACAATTGGGGTGGCCCTAAAGTATAAATTGGCCCCATAGGCCCCGATGGGCTGAGTAATATTATATCAGCCCATCTCAATGCCGAATGACTTCCGACTCTCTGCCAAACGCGTCTTCCTCACATACCCACAATGCGGAGAACTATCCAAGGAACGCTTGGAGGTGTTCATCAGGGACGATCGACATGCTCTCTGGTATTGCATTGGACTGGAACAGCATGAGGACGGGGGAAACCATCTTCACGCTTACGTGGAATTCGCTGACAAGCTCAACGTCCGCGACGCCAAGTACTTCGACGTGGATGGAAAGCACCCTAACATTCAACCCGTACGAAAGCCCGCTGCAGTTCTCCGTTATGTCCAGAAAGGCGGCGATTTTATCGGAAACTGCGAGGCACTTAGCAAGACTAGGATCGCCTATGGGGAGATTATCAACTCATGCAGCAATGCTGGAGAGTTTCTGGCGGGAGTTGTTGAGAACCATCCACGAGACGCTGCTCTGCATTATGGACAGCTGCGCACCTTCGCTGACAACTGGTTTCCGCAAGCACGTCCACGATACGTACCTAAACACACTCAATTCAACATTCCAAGCGGAGTACTAGATTGGGTAATCCAAGATCTCGAAGGCACTTCAGGTATACTACTTTTGCTGCTCCGCCCCCCTACCCCCGAGGGGGGACGGAAGCTCCGGGGTCCTCCCCTCCCTCCGGGGGGTCCCCTCACCTCCGCGTCCATTTAACATAATCTGATAAGATAGGATACGAACCCTCGTCCTCACAGGAGCGTCTCGTCTCGGCAAGACCGCCCTTGCCAGGTGGATTGGATCCCTGTGCCCCAACGGACACATGTACTTCGGAGGGTTCTTCAACCTTGATGGATGGAACGACAACGCAGATCTTATCGTCATTGATGACTTCGATCCCAAGTTCTTTCCATATTGGAGATTTATCTTTGGATGCCAGGACGAATGGACCGTATCTGACAAATACCGTCACAAGAGAACCGTACGAGGATACCGTAAAGGGTGTATCTGGCTTCAAAACGATGAAAACGATATTAGAGGAATGTTTCCCAGAAGTCGAGATTGGATAGAAGCTAATGGAGTTTTTATTCATATCAATCAACCTCTTTTTTCTTAAAAGTCTCTGAAATAAACGGTAACACGTGGAGTCATAGTAGCAATAGTACCAGCAGTTACGGGTGACTGGGCCAACACCTGTATGGTATAATAGTAATTACGACCTTTCAAAAACGCAGCCGGAGAAGAAACAGCATCTTCGATACTCTCCACTTCAACTATACGATTAATCGGCATCCAAAGGTCAATAACCTTGAACGAATCTGTAGTAGCAACACCATAATTCTGAAAGTGAAAATTCCACAATCGAATGGTACGGATATAGTCGGTATTGATAGTGGTACTCGGATCCAATCCAGTAAAAGGTCTGACAGAATCGTCGAACATAGGCATGTTCTCCTCACCATTACCAGACTGTGCCGGTCCAGCAGTACTGGTCGTAGTACTATCATACGTAATACCTTGATTTTCTGTTAAGGTACCGCCAGTTGTCGTATCGGTTTTGGTATCGGCTGAAAAGAACCGAATCTGTACGGTAAACTTCGCTGCAATACTCGCACCAGAAGCAATGAAAGCGCGGAAACGGTAACCACGTAAATACCAAGTGTTCCCGGTATAAGTACGTTCAGTATCACCGGCACCAACAAGTAACGATGGATTGTACAAACGAATAACAGGAGTAGTACCGTCACCAACAGCAAGATTCTGCGAACCCGCATCATAACGAACGTCGTGTCGTTCCTTATATCTGATGATGTGATGAAAAACTTTTGATTTAAGACTCTGGCGCTTGCGTCTACGTCGACCTCGACCACGCCATCCTCGCCGCGCGCTGGAACGTGCCATTCCTGACTGGGAAGCGTCTTGTAAACCTGGATGTTCTAGTAAAGCGGGGTGTGTTACGGAACTGGGAACGAACTGGTCGCCTTGTCCTAGCGAATCCGCG